TATAGTTTCCGAACCGCCCTTGAGGGAAATACGGACGTTTCCTGATTTCATGGATTTCACGCTTGAGTGGGATAATAGCGGCGTTAAGTGTCCCCTGTGGAGCAGCAGCATAGCGACGTGCGATGAGCGAGATAAGGACTGTTTCGGTCTCGTTAAGATTGGAAAGAAGAGAGTTTTTCACCTTTAAGAAAAGCTCAGCTACGTCTTTTCCAGCCTGTGTGTTAACGTCTATTCCATGGGATTTCAGCTGCTTTTCGGTTTCAGCGTTTGGAATATACTCCCACTGTCCTGACTGCGGATTCTTATGCAGATCAACCCACAGAGCGCCAGCTGACGCTTCGTCCTGAAGCATCTTATTTATCCGTGAGAAGTTCTCTTTCCCCAACGCTTCCCATTCCTGAGAAATACCGTCGGCTGCCTCCTGAAGACTCGATTTATAGCGGTTGTAATTCATGTTCGTCTCAACCATGAATTGCAAGTCAGCTAGATCAGGGTGGATATGGGCCAGCTGTTGAAGCTGGAGAACCTTATATTGCAGGTTCGTGACTGAACGGAAGGCTCTCCTGAACATACCATAGTCAGGGAAGAACGGCTTCATCTTGTCACGGAAACGAGCTGCGGTATGACCTGAAGGAGAAGCATCGTCATACTCAGTCTCGTAGTGAATCTGCGGCAGCTTCGAGAACACCTTAGTGCCGAGGACAGACTTCACCTGATTCGGGTAGAAAGCAACCCACGATACACCACCTTCGATGATGTTGTCATACTTAATACCATCGTAACCTTTCAAGTCAAGAAAGTCACGAATGTTCATCATCCTCGTATGATCGGAGTTTCCCTCTGCAAGTTCAATGATGGACACATCTTCAGAAGTCAGTATTCCTGCCTCTTCCAGCACAGCAAGCATCACATCAGGGTTATGCCACATATCAGGCACTTCGTCCTCTACTACAGCAGGATTCCTGATATTCAAAACAACAGGCATAATGTAAAACGGGGTGACTTCGCCTTTACCCCAGTTCAACGCTGCGGGATACTCACGACTCCAGATAATCTCATCGATATCAGCCTGAGACGGATTGGAGAATTCCTCCGCCGGACCGATAAGTGCACGCGCGTGGGCAGCTAAAGTAGTGCCAAAGTGGTACCCAATATCACCTCTCTGGAACACTTCAAAAGGCTCTTCTCCACGCGGAGTATTTACCTTCGCTCGGCTCGAATGATACAGAACCAGCGGCTCTCCACGCGAGTTTAAGGCTTTGCTGCTGCCGGAGGGGTCGCCTTCCCAGTCCCCGAACCAGGCGGTGAAGAAACGAGAGCGGAAACCGGCGCGCTTCCACTCGGCGGCTGCTGCGGTGAGGGCTGCTGGGCTGAGCTCGGAGCCGGCGTGGGGGATGGAGAAGCCACCATCATCATCGAGTTCATATTCGATATTTCCTCTTCCAGAGCGGCTGCCAGCTCCAGTTCGCCCTCCTGCTTGGCTATCGCTGCGTGCGTCTCCAGGCCCACCAAGGTCAGCTCCAGCTTGAGTGCCGGCGTCTTCCCTTTGTGTTCCTTCAAAAGATTGTCCCTGATTAACTGTGCTGACGTTGTGATAGGTGTCATACATATCCTTATAGGTTTGGAAGTTCTCGCGGATTATGTTCAAGAGTGAGCCGCGCGCTCGGTTCATGAGGTTAGACTCGGCCATGAGCACTTGGACTTCAGCAAGCGCATTGGCAAAATCAGCGTCGTGCGAACGCTCAGGAATATGAGCTAATTCATGCACGAAAGTTTGGTAGATTTCCTCGGCCATAGCTTCAGCCGTTTCACGCTTCTTACCAGCTACCGGATTGATGAAGATAGCTTGATATGGCTTAACCATGTTAATGCCGAAGAGTTCGCCTCCCTTCGGGCTCTTCTGGAAAAAGACGCCGAAATGGGTAGGCTTATCCAAATCCCAGCTTGGCTTTCCAATTCCAGGCATACGAGCAACTCGCTGGCCAACAGACGTAAAGACATTGCCGATACGAGTCAGCATCTTCTTATATTCCGGCAGTCCCAGAAAGTCGAAGTTCGTCATGTTGTTATACAGCGGAATATTGTCAGGAATACCTATATCCATTTCAATATTCTTACCATCTTTGGTAGTCGTCGTATTGATATTTGGCTGAATCAGATTCTCACTCAAACCAACTACCTGCGAGTAAGTATCAGCACTTTCCCGCAAGCGGGCAGCGATGTATTCCTCGTATAAACTGAAGGTTAACTCGCCGATATCTTTGATAACGTGCTTCTTGAAATTCTGCCGATTGTTCTCGAATGGGTATGCAGCCTCACTCGCGGTTACATGAGGTTCAATGTTGATCTGAGCATTAAACGGCAAATCTTCGCCATTCGGCAAGCGAAGCTGTGTCTCGAACTGATACAGCCCAGAACTGTATACATCCTGAGTCGGATAGATACCAGCCTTCGGATTAAAGCGAACTGTTGCCTTTCCCCAAGAGAAGTCTTTCTCGAGAGTTTCTGTATTCGATTCAGCAAAAGAAGTAGTAACTGGCAAATCGTTCAGTGTAATCGCAATATCGCGACCTAACACTCCTTTTGTCAGCGCCTTATAATTCCAAGGATAACCTGAAATTTCAACTTCTTCAACACCACTCGGACGCTCGATCACAGCAGGCAGAAACAGTTGAACTGTTGTGCCAGATTCCTCTGCCGTATCAGTCACAACTGCTTGCGTATTCCCCTCGATTATCTCATCGGGAGTCGTATCCATTACGGTCTTCTTACCATCACGAATAGTCGTTACAACCAGACGTTCTGGCACAAAGAGAATCAGCACCTTCGCGAGGCCAAGACCACCAGAAGCCTGCTCCGGCTTCAAACCAAGCTTACTCGACCCAGGATACGTCAAGAAAGCCTTTTGCAGGATTTCCGGAGTCATGCCAACGCCGGTATCTGACACAGTAATCGTGCGAGCTTTACTGTCCGTAGTGACCTTAATATTATGAATAGGCACCTGCTCAAGTGGATCGCCGGTTTCCTTATTCTGTGCCTGCTTGATCGCGTCGAAACTGTTCTGCACCAGCTCTTTCACGATAGTCGACGGCAAGTCACCAGAATACATATTCGCACCGAACTGCTGAACGAGACGCTTGGGGTCCATTTGCAGCCCCATTGTGCGAACATCAGGAATATCGTTGTCCAGTTCCAGCTTGATTTTCTTTTCCGTCAAAGGCTGAATTTCTTCGATGAAAGTTGAAAAGTCATTCGCCTTGATAAGCTGCATGAAGTGTTTATATTGCTCACCACCTGCCTCAATGTCACCAGAGCGAACCAATCCGGTGACGACTTTACGGGCATTGAGAATCTGCTGCTTACTCTCAGTTTCCTCGTTTAAATCAGTTTTCTTAATCGCAGGTTTCTTCGGTATAGCAGCCTTTTTCTTCACCTTCGGCTTGACAGGCTTAAGCGGAGTTTCTTGCTGTTCCAGCACCGGAACCGCAGTCAGTCCATCCAGCCAATCCTGGAATTTAACACCAGCAGCCAGACCACCTTCTTTCTTTAAATCTTTGAAGAAATCCATGAGCAAAGCTCTCGCGCTAGCAAAAGCCCGCGCAAACAGCGATTCCTTGTTATAAGCCGAACTTTCATCCCATTTCTTGTCATACGCATGACGAGCCATTTGCTCAGCGAAATACTCATTCACTCCCAGGAATTCGTTCCTGAGTTTGAAAAGCTGTTCTCCAGTGAGCGATTCATTTGTTCGGATGCTTCGCCGGATGATAGCGTCGACGAGCTGTATAGCGGGGGCATCGCCTGAGACTCCGTGATCGGCAGCGAAGCTTGAGCGGTGAATCTTCGCCGGGCCCATCCACTCGTTGATGAATTCCTGCGCCGTGATTTCATTGCTCATTACCCTCGCTTTAAGCGCATTGAATTCGCGCAGGATACCAGCTTGCGCCTCAGGAAGTTGAGCCAGTGTCTCTTCTCCAACTAACCCAAGTTGCCCCTGTGTTTCCACCAGTTGGCGCACGGTCGGCTCGACACCTTCGAACATCTTTTCATCGAACAGTGCGTGCCCGAACTCATGCGCTAGCGTGTAGAGCTGCTTAAACTGCGCGTTCGTGTTATACTGTGCAGGATTCTTCAGATTCCGCAACGCATTGGGCAGAATCACATGCACGCCGCTTCCAAGCCGTGAGTGCCAGCCACCAGCATTGCGCGTTGGCACTGATTCATTCAGCAAGATAAACGAAGTATTCGGCAGATACTGGGCCCGCCACTTCTCGAGCGTCTCCTGCGTAGCTCGTGTAAACTCCTCTGAGCGATCCGCTGTTGGCAAACCTACCGCATACACACCAGGCACCTTCTCGATCTCAACTTGCTGAAGCGTCAATCCTTCCGTGCCAGCAGGCCCAGCAATAATCGGCCGTTCACTCCTCGCAGTTAAGTCATTCTCATTCGCGTAGTTGATAGCGTTTCTTGCAACCTTTGCAGACTCTCCGATGTCGCCTTCGTGCTGGAGGTCGTCAAGCCCGCGGAGGTGAGCAACGCTTTCATCTCTTGCAGGTCTCTTTGTTGCTTCTTCAAAACTTGCGACCTGCGCCCTTGCCTGAGAAACCTGTTCATCGGTTATGTTCTCCGGATTTAATTCAGCGTCAATTGATTGAATCAGAGCAGCGGTTTCAGGGGAAAGCACGCTTGTCTGGATTGTGGGTTTATCCCGGGGACTAGTCTCACTTGAACCCGGGGTTTCCGGCGGCTCCATATACTTCCGCAGCGCCATATTGTAAGCATCCTGCTTTTGCTTCAAGTCGACAGGAATACCCATTTCTTGCAGTTCTTGTGCAAGATCGAGATTCGTTTTCAGTTCACGAATCTTGTCGATATCTTCACCAACGAGATCGCCTATCGTCTTACCGGCAGAACGCTCTTGTAGCTTCTGAACACCAGCAACCATACCTGCCTGAGTGCCAGCAGCGAATGGCGTGGCGAGAGCGGTAATCAACAGATCATGCTTCAACTCCGCGAAGAACTGATCAGCAGGAGTATCAGGGTTATAGCCAGCGGTTTCCAAGGCTTTCTGCACCGCGGTAGTCGGCAGTTCAGTCAATTCTTCAGCCGCGATGAATTTCAAGCCTTTCGCAAGCAGATTCTTACCGTCGAACATCTTGAACAGCATCTTGGTAGGAATCGTCTCGAACGCAGCTTCTACACCACCGACAGCTGCAGCGGTAGTCAACAGATCGGAGTCCGTTGCATTGGACTGTGCACCAGTTCCAGCACTCGTAAGTGCAGAAGCTCCACCCATCGTTCCGATAGCTACAGCCGGACTCTTCGTCACAATACCCGCAGCCACAGCAGGCAAAGCAGTCGCCACGCTACCAACGACTGAACTCAGCACTTCTCCGCCTGTCGTCATGTTCGGAGGCAGATTCTCCGAGGCCATCTTACCTACCGTCGCAGCAGTCGCACGTTCCTCCTGCCGACGACGTTCACCTACCATATGCTCTTCAGTCACCTGCGCAAGCGGCTTCTTATGCAAAGCCTGACTGAGGATTTCCATATCCCCTTGCCCATACCGACCACTCGCATTCAGATGTTGCAGTTCCTCGAGCGGATCAGTTGTAACAAAAGGAAGTTTCGGCATACGCACGGCAGACTTCACGGCAAGCGCACCGGCCGTCAACTGACCTGGAATAGCGCTTAAAGTTCCAGAGATGACTTCCGGGCTCGTAGGCCCTTTCGGAGCGTATTTCCGAACCGTCTGACTTATAACTTCCTCAGGTGTATCATCCGGAAAGTTAAAAGTTTCGCCATAGGTGGTGTTGATTACTTGGCCCATTTGAATCCTTATTTGACTTCTTTTCCAGAAGCGTCAAAAGTGCGTTCACGTTTGGCAGTAGCTGCCCCGCCTGGCGTTGAACCTGCAGGTGCTTCGCCTTTCCATTTCTTGAAGGCGGCCATATCTGTGGTGGAATTACCAGTGCCGTAGAGACCAGCCCAGCGAAGGAATTCATCCGCTTCTGGCTTGTCTTTGGCAGTCGTCAGATATGAGTTGAGCGCGGTTGCTGCCCGTGTGCCGTATTGCTCATCAGTTTCACCAGCACGTTTCGGGTTGGCTTGCTTCCAATTGCCCTTGTAGTATTCCGCCATGACCGCCTGACCGGAACCCACACCTCCTGCATACTTGCCAGTTTTGGTGATGAATTGCCGCTTTTCTTCGTCCGACAGACCTTTCATTGCATCCATCTCGGCCTTGACTTCCGAAGCTTTGGCACCGTAGTAACCAGCTGTAGCATTAGCCGAAGATGCCTGCGCTTTCGACAGATCGTTCGCGAGACCTTTCGCTTTGAGCTCCGCATCCAGACTTGCACGGTAGCTGTCGTCCGGCAGGGAAGTACGAATCTCTGCGATCCGCTTGTCGTGAGCAAGTTGAATCTTAGCCCGCTCGGCTTCATCCTTCGCCTTACCAAGATCAAGAGCAAGCTTCTCACGTTCAGTCTTGACCTTGGCAACACTGTCTTCCAGAGTGCGAGTTTTGAGTTCATTGTCTGTAACAGTGCCGGCAGTGCGTGCCTTCGTGCCTTCGACGTTGGCTTCAGATTCAGCAACTTCCCGCTTGTTCTTACTCTCAGCCATTTGCCGTTGAAACTCAGCGTCTTTGCCAAACTGATAGGCGTTGACACCAGTCATCACACCGTTGCTCAAGTGTCCGATAGCAGATTGACCTTGCGGCATTGGCTGAGCCACCGATTGCCCAAAGTAACCAATAGCCCTCATGATATTCGGGTCAGCGGAAATCTTCTTGATGACTTCCATCCAGCCAGATTTGCGCTGCTCAAGTTCCTCAGCGCTTTTCACTGGCGTGTTCATAGCCTGCACTTCCGGAGGTAAGCCTTGCTGTGTGGCAGCATACGGCATCTGTGCGGGCTGCGCCGGCTGAGCAAGAAGCTGCGGGCTCGGCTGACCAAACTGCGGAGCAGCCATTTCACTCTGAGGCATTGTGCCCATCATTTGCTGGAAGTCCATTATCGCTTACCTCCTTGCAGGATTTGATTCAAGCCCGGCGCAATACCTGGAGAATTTACTCCAGGAATCGGCACAGTGGAGATCGCCCTCGAGTTGTTACTCGGAGACACCGCCGCAGGGTTCGGCATCTGCTGAGGCTTCGCCATGCTGCCTTGTAGGGCAGCAATCTGCTGCATGTTCAGCGGAGTCATACCAGGTTGAGCCGGACCTTGAGGCGTGATCGGCGCACCCTGACCAAGACCTCCGTTCAGCATATTGAAGTAGCCTCCATCCGCAGCAGGCATCGGATTTTGTCCGCCTAATACGGCATTTGCAGGAGTGTTCAGCTGTTCCAGCATCGGCATCGGATTCCAGTCCGCAGCCAAAGTGTTCAGCATTTCCGGAGTAATTGCAGAAAAGTCCATCATTTAAGTTCTCCTGTTAGCTACCGAATAAGCCAAGCAATGCGCCGACACCAGCTCCGACTGCGGTGCCTATACCCGGCACAACTGAACCGAGCATTGCCCCCTGAGCGGCGCCACCAAGAGCTCCCATCGCTCGATTAGGAGATTGTGAGCCGCCACCTGTTGAAGTCGAGGTCGTTCCGGGCGCCGCTCCGCCGAACACGATGTTAGCGTAATTCTGCAAAGGCGCCCACGGAGCGTTCAGCTCCCACATTTTCTGCTGAGAGGCATAATCCCCTTGCATCTGCTGGATCATCTCGTTCTGTTGACCGATAGCTCCGATCGCCATTGCAGGCATTTGGCCAAGCTGTGCTGTCTGCGGGCCAAGAGCTAATGCAGTCGTCGCATTCTTCATCGAATCTGCATAGTTCTGATATGCCATTTTACTGGACACATCACCGACAGCATTCAGGTAACCACGACCTGCGATACCTTCAGCGATACCTTGCCGTGTGCTCGGACCTGCTTGCTGCGAGCTTGTCCGGATAGAGCTGAATACGCCACCCGGGTCTGTGTAAGCCTGATCTATCGGACGTGTCGCAGCACCGATAGCACTTTGAAGATACGGATTCGACTCCGCCTTCATCGCATCTGTCATCAGGAAATCGGAATAACCTTGAGCAGTCTGTGCTCCGGTAGTTCCAGCTCCATTTGCCCAAGTGCGCAGCATGTCCTGCGCCTGCAACGAATCTGGGCCCAGAGGAACCGGCGCCGCCCCTGGATACGGAGAATTAGCAATCTGGTCTTTGCTACTCTGGTAAATCCTCGTAGCTTCCTGCTGAACCAGAGCACGCTGCGCAGCTTCCTCCGGAGAGAAATTCTGCGTTGTTGTAGTCGATTGCTGCGCGCCTCCGCCACCACCGAAGTAGAGCGGCGTCACCACGCTGAACAATAGTTTAATGAAGTTGCGCATCAGAAAGCTCCCAGTCTTCGTAGGTTTCGCGGATGAAAAACTCGCGAATCTCTAAACTCACCTTACGCATGTGAGGAAAACCACCCGCACAGAACGCGATCAGGCAAGCAAATTCAATGATCATCTTACGTAAATGGTAAGCAATATGACGCTGCCGCTTATCACCAAGTTGAAACTGGTTTGCATCATGATAAGCGTTCACCACAAGAATTGAGAGACAAGTAAACCAACCTTGATATCTCAAGTAAAACGGATTTGTAGGAAGCCGAATCAACATACTGTTGAATGTATCCGAAACTTCCTCATCCGTCGGAATCTTATCTTTATCAATCAAGTCGTCCCATACTTCGGACAACTGACAGAAATCAAGGAAAAGAGCAATGGCATCTCCGTTATGGAGAAACCACTCGGCAAGCTTTGCGTTACGCTCTGCCCGCCATTCAGGTGTGTCAAATTCAGCCAAGACGATTCCAAGTTGAGTTGTAATAGCAGTAAACACCCTGACCAGCTCCAGGGTCCCAGTCAGTCCCATCAGCGATTACCAGCATGCCAGTGCGTGCTTTCTTCGGCGCGACGTGGTAAGTGTCGAGTTCATGAATAGTTGAGAACGCCGCCGAAATCCTGCGAAACTCCTCCACAGCCCAACCGAACACCCCAGTTGGCTCGATGGTTGAAACTTCGCTGGCTTCATACTTCTCCATTACATTTCCCCAGACTTACGAACGTCTACGTCGTAGCTGTGCAGTTTCCATTCCAAAGCGGTATCTGAGGAGAACTTGAGAGCGTGGAGACGTGAGTCAGCCATGATATCCACGTGCTCCTGTTGTCCGATAACAAAGGGTTTACTCGGCTTATAAGTTACAGGCCCGTCCACTTTCTCTTGCGTGCCGAGGTGCACATTAACCACACCTCCGATCGTTCCAGAAATTCTCGGCCAGATACGCGATACAAATTTCTTGGAAGTAAAGTCAGGCGATTCTCCCGTTTTCAGCGGAAAACCGAGACCTACACGCTCGATGTAAGACTCCATCGGCTGCAGATCGAAAGTTGTATCGGTGTCTGCTCGGAAGAGTTTAGTCAACACAGGGTTGCAGAGTAACAGTTTCTCTTGTGATGGATTAAACTCACGCTCGCCCCACGCCTGCGCCCAGTCATCCCAAGTCCCGTCATTCGACGACCAGAGATCGGAGTTAACTCCTAAGTTAACTAAACCAGCGGCAATGTGAGTGACGTTCGGAATGTCTCTCAACCCAAGAGCACCTGTCTTCATATTCCAGACAAGTGCGATATTCGGCAGTGTGTTGCCGGTCTCCGGGTAACAGAACCAGACTTCCCGTGCTGCCTTATTTACAGCTACGAAGCACTTAGCGAAATTGTCTGGATCAATCGTCGAGTATATCCGCCGTTGATACTTCCCTTCCAAGATCGAAGTTGCCTCGACGCCATTATGCTTGATAATATCATTCGAGCCAAAGACCAAGTGATAGCCGCCAGGTATCTCAATAGCGCACCGACGAGACAAAGCTCCAATAGTCCCGAAGAGTCGGAAAAACTTGAAGATGTTAATCCCACCTATATACTGCTGAGCCCAGATTTCATCTTCTTTATAGATGACGTTCGTATCCTTCAGCGGAATACTATCCAGCACGAAACCACCGGACTCCTTAATCTCATACTCACCAGCATCCCGTGTTTCGTCTGTTTCGTCCCAGCTTACCGGAATATCACCAGGATCAGCGGCGTGACTCCACTTCACCATAAAGGGGAAGCGGTCGGTATTCTTCGTCACATCCATAGCAAGCAGGTATTGCTTGAATGAACGGAAAGCGCGGCATGTTGTCAAAGCTGGCCAGTTACCTAATTCTTCCAGTTTCACGCCAGTTTCCGCCGGAAACCACATCTGCGGGGCATCAACTCCATTGTTGATTACAGGCACACCACCAAGTAAACCACCTGTCCAGTTCAACGTTGCATTCGCTGAATAATCTACATCTACTGAAGCAGTTTGCCGAGTAATGTTAAAATGCGCAGCCCCATCCCACGCATAGACTTTCTGCAGTCCAGCATACAGCCAAAGCAAACCCTGCACCGTCGGCACAGGCAGCGCCCAATACGGAGGAACTACCGGCGGGTCGAAGACAGCCACATGCCCGAAGAATTTCTCTACGTATCCGTCTCGGAAACGCACATTCTTCCCACCACTCCAAGCGTTCAACGGCATCTCCTGGGGAGACACATCAACAACTATGCCGTATTGGCCAGCGATCGGGATAGCGACTGTCTTCTTTTTACCCATGCTTACTTCCTGTGCAAGCGCATCTTGCTGAAAGTTTCCATACCTTTTTCGCCTGTGCGGCCAACGAAGTAGGCGCTGAATACTGCCAGAGCGAGATACAGAATCATATCAAGCACTCCGGTCTGAAAGCGAGTTCCGACACTACTGGCGACTGTAATATAAGTCAACAGCACCATAAACCACAGAAGCACGGCCGGGCGCACCTGCTTGGAAAGCTTATCATCAGACGCCATGTCAGCTTTCCAGCGATCAGTCACTGCTTCACTGGCAGCTTTCTCAGCATCCGCTTCAATTTTCAGAATCGTGATTTTCTCTTGCGAGAGCATCGTCTGATATTCCAATTGCAGTCGTGGGTCATTGATGATCTTGGTGACTGCTGTCTCGCCGTCAACTTCACCAGTGATTTTCTTCGCAACGTCTACCATCACGTCAGCGACGTCACCCGCCTTTTCCCCACCAAAGGCACGAATCACATCCGGGACTGCAGCAGCGAAAGGCAGGAGTTTTGCGGCAAGTGCAATGATTGCTGGTAAGGGCATGCTAGTAGCTCCAGATGTGAGGACGCGGCTGACCCGGTGCATTGGGCAGATCGTCCAAGTGAACAAAGCGTCCGGGATAATTACCTTTCTGGTTTATTCCAATACCAGTAAAGACACCCATACGCAGTGCAGTATTAAGAACTGTCAAAGCTTTCGCGCCTGACAAGCCTAAGTCGATCGCATGTCCAGTCGTATGTGGCCCATCTTCTCCAGTTCCACTCACTGCTTTATTATGCTTTGCACAGCGTGCGGCCGAATTCACTGGAAACGGAAAGCCAACAGTCACGCGCAGCAACTCGACCTTATTCATAAAGATCGGGTCTGGCAGCATACCGCAGCCACACTTACAAGTCAACTCCTCTTTCGAGAAATGCGGAGTCATAGTTTTTCCTTTGACAGCTGCCGACACATTGAATTCTCACTTATGTATTCCCGCTCACGACGCTCTGGTGAGACAGATTGTAGGCAAAGCTGAAAACGCATAATCTCGTTTTGCTCTTTCTGCCCACCAGCCAAGTCAGTAAACCCCTGCTTAAAAGTCTGCTCCAATTTCGTGGAGTCTTTTTTCGTTTCCGCTTTCATTTCCCACACCTGCCAACCTACCCAACCAAGAGCAAGCATGGAAGCCATTGAGATTAACTCAGCTGTTTGCCGAGACTTTCCTCTCCAAGAGAAGAAAGGAGTTTTGATTTCGTCTTGATCGCAATCAGCCAAATCGTTCTCCTTAACCTGTGCGCTTCCACATGTAAACTGCGATAAACGGAGGATAGTTTTTGTTTGTGCCAGTTACACCAGTTGAGGCTGTCGTGCCAGAGTGAGTATGATCGTTGGAAGTAGCGTTAGTGTTTGCACCTCCAGAAACACCAACACCACTGGACACACCACCAGAAGTTCCGCCAACAGAGCCAACACCTATTACGTGACTATGGTCTGCGCTTTGACCACCAGTAGTAAAAGTATGATCATGCGCTACCACAGGAATATCAGCAGACCCACCAGTTTCTTCTGCCGTATCAAACAAAGCATTGCCGGAGTCTATGCCTATCGGCATACGACCAGTTCCGAAAGCAACCCAAGTTCCATATCCGAGTAAAGTTGCGGGGGCAGTTGCAACTACCGACATGAAGATAGAGCCGATCGGAAAAGCTTCAATTACCGGAATAGTCCTCGGCGCTTGAAGAAGATAAAACTCAGCGCCTGTGCACACAAGCAAAGCCATATTACCATCTTCAACTACAACTGAAGTGGCAGCCCCATTGATCTCTTCAGTGCTGTTCGGATCAACTGTAACATCACCGCCATCTGCAATGATGATTAAAGCCCAACCATTGCCAAGCGTAGCGGCTGCTGTTAGGCCTAGTGTCAAGGAAGCTGTCGCGAGTATAGCTGACCAATTGTCATTCAAAACTGGGGTATAGCCAGCAGACTTAGTTTGCGTGCGAGTAAACTGCCCCGTAAAGCCTGGGAAAGTATTTTTCAGCACTTCTTTAATCAGTCGCAAATGATCGTCACCCTGATTGCGCGGGTCACCTGCAACCGGATTGATAACTACTAAATCATTGAGAAAATTTCCAGCTTCGAGTCCCATGTTAGCGCCCCATCTGATATTGACGGCCAGTATGCTTCTGTGACTCGGTTTCGACATGCAGTCGATCCCAAGCTGCCTGCAACGCAGTTTGATGCACTTTGGCTAAGTCAAAGTCTTGCATATAAAACGAGGCGAGATATACGCACATCTGCGCAATCACCAAGTCAGGTGCATACCGCAACCACTTGTTGTAAGAACCAGCAGCTACAGCTGACGGCGGAGTATCCGTCTGGAAGTAAATCTGTTTCAAAACGTATTCCTGATCAGGGATAGGAAACATCCGATAGTAGTCACCACCCATCGAGTAGACTTCTGGCTGTCCGGTCTGATCGCCATATTTCATCACTGCATCGTCGTAGTCCACCTTGGTTAACGGAATCCAAGGTTCTTCTTGATCCGCTCGGTAGACGAACAGCCCGCCTTCTTCCTTTGCCATTGCAAAGTCAGCAGGAATTGGAACACGCTGCTCACCAACTTCCATAGTCGTTGAAGCTACCTCGGACTCCATAAACCAAGGTACAATCCGACCGTTCCGCTCCAATGCGGTTTCCTGTTGCAAATCCAGTTCCGTCGTGATGAAGTCGTCCAGATCGGTTCGCTGACCAAGACGATTCTTGATAATCGTAATCACAGCACTTTTAATCATGTCTCGCTCTCTTGTTCAGTCCACGAATTATTTAAACCAGATTGGCTAATCCAACCTGGCGATTTAACCGATTGCTTTGACCAAGAACCAGACAGCGGTTCTTGGTCATTCCAGCGGAATTCAAAGCCTACATCAAAAGCAGCACGAGGCCCGTCAGCACGACTGACAGACATACCACCAGATATTCCTGCATCATAAGCAAATGCTTGACTTACTGCAATTTCAAGCGCTACATTTAGATTTAAGATAGGCACATAACCTGCAGCTGTACTGGTATTCATAGCTGTAGACATCTCTAAGCCAGGCGTCAAGCCAAAGGCTTGTGGGGTATTCGAGCCAAATCCCGGGCTGAAATCAAACGCACCTGCAGAGAATAACCAACCGCTGTTGTTACCACTATTAGTTGAATTAGCCCCAGCATACCACGTCGAAGCGGGAGTAGCTGCGGAATAACTCAAATTCAGATAATCTGAACTGACTATCCCACCAGTTTTTACCAAAGCGTGAGTAGCAGTGGTGGGGCTGGTAATAGTAATTAAGTTACCAGGTGTCCCAGATACAACCCAAGCAGACACAGTGGTTGTTGTGCCAGCAGTAAAATGAATAGTTTTAGGTGCGATAGAACACCTGAACTCGTTGAAAGTATTTGATCCAGTGAAGACTAAGTTCCCGGAAGTTGACCCTGTAATCTCCAAATTATAGAAAGTTCTACCGGCACCAGCAAAAGTTCTGTTGTTGCTTCCAACGCATTGCAGTATTATTTTTGAAGTGCCAAAATTCACTGTTCCAGCACCAGAAAGAGAGACAAAGCCTTGCCCAGCCCCCGTTCTTGGCTCTTTTAGGGTAATAATACTAGAGCCAAGATTTATAGTTCCAGCTGGGCCATTATTAAAATCACTCAACGTCATATTATAGTTATTAGTATTAAAAACTGCACCAGTGCCGGTGAAGATCATTCCGGACGGTCTTGCTGCGGTCGAAGAATCTGTGACCCAATCAGAAGCTAAATTGATTGTAGCGTTGTTTGCATTCGAGTTTATAATAAATTGATGCACTACCCCGTTCGTATCTAAAGTGTGTGTGACACTAGCTGTCGGCGCTACAAAGCCAAAGAATGTATAGGTTGCAAGGCTGCCAGATGGAATGATAATATCTCCACCCAAAACCAGCGTGACAATACCGCCAGTAGTTATGGCAGCGCCAGATGGAAAACCAGTAAAATTTAAATGCCTGCAAGCGGGGGAACCTGAGACAGTTACAGTTACAACCCCAGAATTAGCATCAAAAAACACATCATCTGAAGAAGTAGGGACAGCAGCACCACCAGCGCCACCAGACGTAGTGGCCCACTTGGTGCCGGCTGTGCCGTTCCAAGTGTTAGTGCCGCCTACCCAATAGCGATCAGCCATGACTTAAATCGAAAGAATTCCGCTTGCATGAAACAGCACATTGATAGGCTGTGAGGCTGCAGGAGTGAAAGCCGAGCCCTCTAATCTTGCTAAAAGCCTGGCAGTTGCATCTGAACCAGTATGCAAGAAAACAAGAACTGCATCACAAGATACAGCTCCTGTAGCGGTTAAACTCGTATCACTCCCATCCAGCACGCCACTGGCCATTGTTCTTCCGCCAATCGCCGCAGCCGATCTGCCGTTATCGTTAGCTCCAATATCTGCGATAAACTCATCTGTCGGATCGTAAGTGTACGCCGCCTTGAGCAGCATCACGCGAATGTCGTCAGTGGTCAAATCGATCAGCTTTTTACCAATCGCGTCCAGAGCCTTCGGATAGACTGCACTGCTCATGACTGATCTCCTTCAGTCATTTCATCGGCCATCTTCACGAAGTCGTTCGGCTCTTCGGCCAACACATCGACTTCATAACCTTCCAGCTGAATCGAACCTGTTTTCTTCATCTCACCGTCGCTGTCGGAACGCTCGCGCTGCTCGAGCCCGACAACCTTACCTTTAATGAGACACCAGACTTCTTCCCCGACAGTCAAACCCTTTACTTGACTGACATCTTTACCTTCCAGATCAAGATAAAGCCTCGGCTTATAATCGCCGCAAGGAAGTGCGCAGCAAGAGTCAACAACTTTCTTGCCTTTAACTTTAGACTTCTTCGTTGTTTCAGCCACGGTCGGCCTCCATTGCTTCACGAATACGATTGAGAGCGTCTTTCTGTGCTGGCTGACGATCCCACACTCGATGGTAAATGGTTCCGGCTTCGAGGTTGATAAGCTCAACGCGCTCGTAAGTCTCGTCCCACGTATCTTTGCGGACACTCGGATGCACCATACCAAGTTCCAAATGCCGCATGTTAACTTCGCAATCCGGCACCATCCTGGCAATATCTGTCAGCACCGAATCGATACAGTTATGCTTCAAATCTGGGTGAGCCCACCAGCCGAGAGCTCGTATCAACTTACCCCCAGAACAAGGAAAACAGATGATCGCCTCCTTTCCCTGATCGTCATAGATACCGTCACCGGGGTAGCTGATCTTCCAATCCCCAGCAGCGGCAGAAAGCTGCGGCAACATATCTTTCGTCTTGATCCAGACATCATCACACAGATGCCCGTAGAACTTCGCTTTCGGAAATTGAGCCAGTGCCCAATTCATCTTCTCTCCGCAATACGTATGACCTTCCGGAGCCAAGTTGATGCTCCAAGTCTCAGGCCATTGGCGACGATAGTATTCGTCCCACTTCGGGTCTTCTTTGCAGAGTATAACTGCAACCGGTTCCTTCAGGTCTTCCGGCCCGAAAGAATCGCAGAGACGTGCCAGCCAATCAGGCCGCGCGCGAGACGGTATGACCCACATGCTTCACCTCTCCTGTATACTCATGTGTGAATTCAAAGAGACCGACGTGTCCGACTTCTTTCGACAAGTCATGATCTACCCAAACGTCGATGCCTGCCTTCTCAAGAGCAGCAAACATCGTCCAGTCCTCACCCTGATGCAGCTTCACATCTTCCCGCCAGTACATGTCAAAGTCTTCAGGCTTGATCGTATTGATCGCTTTCTTCGAGAGCAGCACCAGCCCGGTGCCTACCCTCCATACCTTTTGAAGCCCTTTTGACTCCGGGTCAGTGTACACCGGCGAGCCAAAAATCGGCTCTTCCTTCGTGATAATCCGCGCAGTCGGCTGCGTCGGTATTGTCTTGGTCGCAATGTTAGCTCCCACACAATCCTTACCATGTTTAATAAGCCGGTGCAACGTGCTGCGAGGGAACGTCTGATCGCTGTCCACAAACAACAAGTAGTCAGCTTCCTTCTTCTGACATTCCTCAACTACATTCCACCGCAGTTTCGGCAGCACCGATCCCTTGGACGACATAGTGTGAATCTTTTGCGTCTTGTAATTCTCAATCCTGTGCGAACCACAGGTAGTCAACATATTGCAAAGCGAAGTGCCGAAGTCGGCCACCCACATTCCTTGGGATGGAACAGCGACATACACATTCAATTCTTTAAACTTCTGCAGTAAAGAGCTCATAGAGCCTCCGTTAAAGCCCGGGTTCAAGTGTGAAATGAACCCGGGCTGTATTACAGTTTCTTCGTCGTCTTACGGCACAACGAAGTTCGACAACCAGCAGCTGGTCTTGGCGTGCTCCATTTCGAGCCCCGCTTCGGTCAACCACTGACCTTTTTGCAGATCTTCATCATTGCCCTGGATGTTCTCTTTGGGCTTCGTGTCCCGCAGATACCGGTAGATCATGGTGCTGGGGTCGAAGATGAAGATATCGTTTGTGAACCTGGCGTGCGTGTTGAACAGCGGATGGGTCCGCAGGTAGATTTCACCTTGCGGGAAGACCCAACGCATCAGCTTCATGCCGTAAACTGTCACATACCCGTCGAAGTTGATACGGGTGCTGCTCGAGCTCTTGGCCAGCTTGTTCAGGGAATTCAGCGCGCCATTGCCGCAGAAGGCAATCCGTTCGGAACCGGCTTCGGTATCGTAGTCCCAGATCGGATACACCGCATCCAGCAGCGTGGTCTCGGTAGGCGTCGTGGTGAAAGCCGTGATACGGCTGGTCGCATACTGCGAGAACATATACAGCACACCACCGGTGAAGCGCAGCGGTTTGCCGTTCGTGCCGCCTGTCGCAGCTTCATACCGCTTGCCGAACAGGAAGGCGAGTTCGAGGGCCACGGAGTGGTCGAACATCTTGCGCTTCTTGTCATTGGCCAGCGCATCACCCGTGCGGGCTTTGGTAAGCTTCGCAGTTTCGGTGATGCTATATGCAGTCTTGAAAATCTGCACATAGTTATAGAGCTTCGTCGGATTGCGGGTGCTTACGCCCGGTGCGCCTGTGCCCTCGGCAAAGACGTTCCCGATTTTCGTCAGGTACGTCTGGTGAGCGATCGTCGCCGCAGTCGTGCCGGCTTGTGCGCGCTTCACCACAAACTGCGTGCTCGAGTCCACCGACGAGACAACCAGCAACTCGTGAGTGTAGGACGAGGTCAGCGCAGCTTCGACCAGCAGAACGTCGCCGGCCACGAGGTCTTGAGCATCGCCTGAGGTGTCGACAACCAGTGTCGTGGCTGATGTAGCGTAACCGGTCGTATAGGAAATACGGACACGGATAGCGTTCAGCTCTTCTTCCCACCATGCGAACTCCGGATCAGTCAGCGACTGGCTCTTCGTCTTGGACGTGAAAGCCAGCAGCGGTGCTGAACCGTTGGGGCGCCGCCAGAGAATCATCTCCCTGAACGACTTCGGACGCTCATCCGTGCCCCAGTCGCCCGTGCCACGCAGTGATGCGATAGCAAAGAACTGGAACAGGCTGAAAAGCGCCTGCGGGTTCCAAAGCAAATGCAAAAGCGAAAACATCTTTACTTCTCCTTCGTGAAGCTTACGGCGCCTGATCTTCCGCGATCATAGCTTCCGCCATATTGCCCCACTCATTACCAGCCGCAGGTTGCGCAGCGCCGCCACCAGAGCCCGGCATGGCAGGCTTATGGCCTGTCCCAGCAGGACGGGTGACAACCACTGGTGTTGCGGAGGCAGCAGGCCCCGCTCCAGCACCTGGTTTCGGTTGCAAAGCCGGCAGACCCATCGCCGATCTCACCATATTCCCGATAGCCAGAATCGCTTGTTCCGGAGTTGCGTCTTTGTTCAAGCTTCTGAACATCAGACCGGCTTGCCGCACTTGAGCGTCATAGTTTGTCAGATCAGGGTTTGCCTCGAAGAAGGCCGCTTTGGCCTGCTCTTCCTTCACCGTGATAACTTGGTGATGTGAGATATACCCCGGAATCATCTGGGAAACACGTTGAAGCACCGCGTGTTCCACTGCCATGTGCAGTTGCGCAGCAATCTTAGGCAGCACGAGTTCCGGCTCTGTGGCTACCTGCGTTGCGAGGTCTTCAGGAAGTTGATAAGCTTTCTCCAAGCCGTCCTGATAAGTCTTCGCAGCTTGCCGGGCTTCTGCTTCCAGTTCCTCGGCCGTTCTCTGGGGTGCTGGCGCAGCAGGCGTTGCAACCGGAGTTGCAGGCGTTGCTGGTGTTGCTGCAGGAGCCGCAGGAGCAGCTGCAGGTGTTGCCGGCGCACCGGGCTGTGCGGGAGCCGGAGCTGGTGAAGGCGACGGAGCGGCAGCAGGTGCCGGAGCGGGCGCAGCAGGAGCTGGCGTCGCAACGGGTGCTGCCGGTTCATCTTCATCAGTCTCGGCCGAGAGCGCAGCCCAATCTTCAGGAGACGCAGAAAGATCTTCTACCTCTCCGTTATCTTCTCCGGCCGCAGCCGCAGGCGCTTCAGGTGTTGCTGGTGCTGCCGTCGGCGAAGGTGTCGGTGCGGGACTCGTCGATGAGGTCGAGCCCGTCTCCCCCTCCGGCATCTCCAGCCGTTGCAGAATCTTCCGTGTCAGGTTCATCTTCTATCTCCTTAGTTAAACGTTCAATTAACGCTTCGAGTCTCTCAATCTCGGCATCCAACAGACCGCTGAACAGCTCGAGTCCAGCCATCTCGCCTTTCAAATACTCTTGCGCGGGAACCTCATCCATTGAACCGAGAGGCTTCCGATACTCAGTAAACCGGGCGTTGATCTGCCCTTGAACCATCACCTGCATACGCTGCCAGCCGTGAGTCTCCTTCAAGTCCTTCCAGACTTTCAGTTCACTAGCAGCGTCACTTAATTCACCTTCGAGTTCAATCTTATCCATCAGCCGGTTGCTCCCATGCCAGGAACTTGTCTCGGCTCATTCAGATTCGGCGGCAGGTTCTTTTGCGCCGTGCCTATCGGCACCACGTTACCAGCTTGAGCTTGTTGTTGCAGTAACGCATCCGGCGTGATCTTGAACTGAGCAATGTTCTTGATACCAGCCAAGGTAGCAACCCACCCGAAGATTTTTGCAATATCATAATTCTGCATGATCTGCGGATAGTTGCGAATCTGCCCCAGCATCATTTGCCAGAGATTCGCTTGTGCAAACCGATCAACTGGCAGCGTCCCATCGACAGGAATGAAGTCGTAGAAACCTCGAATGGTATCCGGAGTTGCTTGAACCCACGGCTTCCCGTATTGTGCAGTGTCTCCTGCCACCCTGAAGTATTGCTCATAGTCCATGCGCTGCTGAGTGCGCTGTATGAGCTTCTGAACGAAAGGAGTCCAGCCCATGGCCGAGTAATACTCGCAATTCGTCTTCAGTCGGTTCGTGCCAAAGCTCGTGCTCGTCCGCGTAGCCGTGGCAGTCGTATGACTCTTCGTCGGAAGCATCCCCATCACCGAGTCCGGTGTGCCCAACGCACGCTGAACGAATTCAGTAATCGGTCCAATGTCAGACATATGCCGACCAGTCACATCTGAGTTCTGCAACTGAGTCAAAAGGGTCCTGACATCTTTACCATAAGCCGAAGGCTTTAGCCGGATGACACGGCCAGGGTTGGGGTTTTCAACGTCCTTCATGACGACCATCGAAGGGTCGACGATGAACTGATTGTTGAGGGTCTGACGGACGTTGTAAAAGTGGGTGTTGACGAGCCAGGAGATGATATCCGTCAGGGGCTGGGAGATCTCCAGCATGGAACGGGATACCAAAGCGTAGCCTTCCGGCTCGTGCTCGATTACGTCGAAGGGGAATTGATCGAGGAATTCTGCGAGCGGTTCGCAGCCGTAGATGATTCCGTTGGAGCTGAGGGTGATGACCCAGGTTTCGACACGGTCTTCTTTACCAAAGCCCCACTCATTAGGAATAAGCTTAACATAAAGCTCATAGCCTTTGATGAATCCTGCTGGAATACGGTCTTCAATGTCTGCCACGGAAATGTCAGGGAGGCCGCTAACAACATTGCTAGACCCCATATCGCGAGCAACAATGCCACCAGAAGATGTATCTTTGTCTCGCCGCATTGAGCGCAGTTTGTCAACGTTGAAAAAGCGACCAGCTCGCTCACCAGCAACAACATCAAACCAGCTATGCTCAATATAGCGCCCACAGAACTCTCCCTTTTGGAAGTAACGAACTGGCACACGTGGGTCAGGGAAGAAGTCGTGAGGACGGACATTGTAAACCCTGTTCCCACGGTATCCAGGAACTTCCGTTACCCGCTCAACTTTACGCGGAGCTGCGCCAATCACAGGCATCCCCATGAAAGTCACCGGCTCTTCGACCACTTGCCGCACGTTGGTATACTGCTCGTCCCAATAGTGGCCCAACACACCATAGCCATACTTACCCGGGTCAAGCAGCCAGATATACAGCGGCACTGACATTTCACCAACCTGCCGCTGATAGTCCAGGATCGCCTCGATCGACTGAACATTCATCTCACCTTCGCCATGCCGCCCAGACACCTGGAACACCGGCGAGCGGCCAAGGAATACCGAGGTGTAATACGTATGCGCTGTCATCAAACAAGCATAGGAATACGGTATCTCTACAGTCCGATACTCCGGCATTCCCTTATTATCACGATTCGTTCTGCGTATCGCATCCAGATCAGACTCCGGAACATAAGCTTGAAAGCGCTCATCATTCTTATTCATCTGCTGAAAGCGAGGACGCATGCGTTGCTCGGACATACGAATCCGAGATTTACACGCGTCGAGCACACGGCGGTGGCCAGCACCCCCATGCTTAAGCGCTGAGGCCAAACCTTCTGGCGTCATGGACAGCCTCCAATTCTCAATGTAGGATACTCTTCTTCATCCTCCACGACGTTATACTCACCATCGAGCGTAAGGCCAGCGCGGAGCGCAGGGTTCTGACAGGTAATTCCTGTTGCAATAGCGTCCAGCAAGTCGTCCTTCGGGTTCTTCTGTTCCGGATCATAGTCATCCGCTTGGTCGATCAGCTCTTGCATACTCGGCCGGATGAAGAAATGCCCGTAAGAAACCAAGCCCGGAATGGCTTGCATGATTCTGTTAGCTTTGCTACGCTTGTCCTGAATAGCATCCATAGGAACGAAGATGCGACGCTTCAACATCTCTTGCTCCAGATACCATTTCAAAACCCGCTGATACGAAATCGTTTCAACTGCCGCTTTCCGAGGGCCATACATGAGCACGAGCTGGAAGAAATCGTTGGCAGCTTTGTCGGGCATCACGCCCTTGGCCAATTGATAGTCCAGCACCCACACGTCATTCCCTCGGAAGCCAAGAGCCACGATTGCGTGATCGTCTGCTGTTTGTGAATCAGACGACGCCGGGTCAATCGCTATGATAACTTCCAGCGATTCCGGCAGCATATCGTAGTGCTTAAACTTTGTTATGTCGATAGCTTTATCCTCGCCAGCGACAATCTTACATTCTTTCTCGCGCATCCACAGACGATACTGCCCGCGCCTGACATGCGCTTCCTTCTCTTTGATCAATGTCTCAGTCGGCCAGCGTTCTTCCCAGCGACTACGACCAAACTCGTCAAACACACCAAAGCATTTCGGATTAAACTGCGGGTCTTTCATGCAGCGATTGATTGCATCTTCCTTATGCATAGGAGTCTGCAGGAACACGGCTTTCGCCCAGGGCGCTTCCGTAGCTGGGGCAAGTGAATTCAGCAATGCGCCGAACAATAAGTCGTCGATCTTCTTCCGCTGCTCGGGAGTAGCAGTGTTCTCCTCATTCAGCACGTCGTCGACAATGATCAGATCAGGACGGAAATCGTCTGGGTTGAAGCCTCGTATCTGACCTGTGATACCCATAGCCAATATAGTGATGGGCGTCTCTTCAATCCCGTGATAGATTTCCAACCACTCGTCTGTCCATTTAGAGCCTTTTCGCAGACCGAAGGTGGATGCCCACTTAGTGTTTGATTCGACCTGTCTCTTAAGCCACCGCAAACTGAACATGGAGTGCTGTTGGCTAACGGAGACGTACATAATTGTTCGGGAGATTGCATACGCGATCCTTTGCGAAGTAAAGACACGCAGCAGAGAAGTCTTCGCGCCGTCGCGAAAGATCATGAAAGCATTATAGCGCTCCATGCTGTAAAGCGCCGTGCCGATCTCTTCGTGCATCCTGGGAGACTTCTGACGGAACGTCTTAGGGAAGAAAATCCTCCCGTAATTTCCAAGGGATGCAGCGCCGAGTTTGACCGCCTGCTTCTGATCAAGTTCCAGAAGCTTCGGGCCGATTTCAGGCGTTAGCGTCGAATCGCTTTCCTGCATAGCCTTCTTCTTTGCGTTCCTTAACAAACCGCTTCGCAGCGATAATCCACGAGTGCGGCGTATTGGAAATCTGCACTTCCATCGGTAAGAAGTCAAACCCCTTGATGCGGGCCTGCGCCTTCAGATAGACAATTGCTGTCGCAATGTCGAGTTCGGTCCCCGGCTCTACGCCGTAGTTATCAATCTGTTCAATGGCCTCAGGAAGCGGCCGTGAGGAAGTCTCGGCTTGGATTCCAGATATGAACGGATGTTCTGTTTGCATTTAGAACTTTCAACGGTGAGTCAGTCAAATCAAAGGACTCGGGAAACACGACAGCCGGGTCCAACCACTTAACCATTTCCACAGTAACCCACTTCTTTACGTCAGGAAACGCCTTCTGCAACACTGGCACATAAAGCTTCCAAAGCTGAAACCAGGCATCGGCCGTGTGCTTATATTTAATCTCTATGACACCACCGTGAGTCCTGTCATGCGAGATTACAACACAGTCCGGCTGACACCAATGCTTTCCAGTCGCATCCGTATACTCGAACCAAGGAGAGAGCAGCAACGTAGCATCCACGGACTGTTCCTGAACCAGTCGCTCGATCTTCTCAAGCGCCTTTCGTTCATACCGCAGTCCTACTGCTTTAGCTCCCCTCTGCTTCTGTTGCCGTATAAATGCAGGTTTAAACGGAATGTGCTTAGCACTCAGCACCGAGTCCGCGGTAAGAAATCTACGTTGCGTCATGAGCGATCTGCGCGGGCTGGGGCGGGTTTATGATAACTTCACGCGCCTCACGCAGATCGTCTTTGTTCACTATGAACGTATTGTTCTGAACACCGATAGCGGGTGCGGCACCAGCAGACTTCGAATTCGGCGCATAGCCGGCAGCGTGCATGATCTTGTCGAAAGCATCCAGATTGTGCTCTTTGTCTTTCGAAGCGAGCAGATCGGCGGACACCTTATCAATCGCAAGCTCTGCCACCGCAGCCAGCTTCGCCTGCAAAGGCATCATCACCTGCGCCTCGATATCGCCACGCCTCGCGTCATACGCAGCGCGGAAGCAATCCGAGCGCATCATTTGCGAGAGCCAAGCCGGCGAATAACCTGTCGCCAACCCGAGATTCTCCAGCGTCTGATGAGGATTCGCCAACACAAGGTCTAAAACTCCCTCGTGAGTCGGTCTCATTTCCTTAATTTGTGTCGCGGCCATACGTTACCCTACCTGATCCCGGGCCGGGTGTCAACCCTCAGCGGGGAAGTTTGGCCCGGGAGATTGGACTGTGGGTTGCCAAG